GTTACAAGTATCTATGTTAATCATGTAAGGCTCACCTGTCTCTGCTCTAGCATGAATGATTTGCCACCATATATCTCTAGCGTTTACTATCTTAACAGCTTCTTTAGATTTAGGGTCAATCAATCTCCAGTCTTCGTCTTTCTCTACAGCCTGTAAGAAGGCGTTGGTAATGTTGATACCGTTGTGTAGGTTAAGATTCTTCCTGTTGATATCACCACCTGATTCTTTTCTCATGTTAATGAACTCTTCAATCTCCGGATGGCTGATATCCATGTAAGCTGCATAGCTTCCTCGTCTTGTTGTGCCTTGGTTGAAGGCTAACATCTGAGAATCTACGACATGCATGAATGGAATTGAACCAGTAGAACGACTGCCATGAGTAGTTGAAACACCATTGCTCCTAATATCGCCCCAATATCCACCGATGCCTCCACCAGAACTAGCGAGCCATATGTTCTCATCATAATGAGCAGATAGACCACTCCTACTGTCAGGAACATAATTGAGGAAACAACTGATAGGAAGCCCACGAGTGGTTCCCCCGTTACTAAGAATAGGAGTGCTAAACATGAACCAACGAGAGGAACTGTAGTTGTAAAGTCTTTGAGCCAACTCAAAATCCGTGACACCCTTGAAGGTTGCTCCGTAGACTGAGGCTCTTGCGAACGCTTCTTGTGCATGTGTTTCATTCTCCCAAAAATATCTATCTTTTAATGTGTCGAGACTAAATTTATCAAAGGTTTTTTCTTTGTCGTAGTCTATTTCAATTCCTAAGTAAGGCTTAGTTCCTATTTTATCTTCAATCATCTGTTGTGTCCTGTAAATGAATAGCCATTATAGCATAATGTATTATTTTTAGCAAGTCTTTTTCATCGTGTCCGTTCTTTTTACCATACCTCATGGCATACTTTATGACGTTACCCATACAAAACCCCTCACCATGTCCACTATCAAAGATAACATCTGTAGCTTGGTAGTCTCCGTAAGCATAGTGTTGGTTGTAAGTACTATCTACATACCTTTTAATTTGTTTTATTGTTTCGTCTTCATTGAATTTATAATTCACTACTTCTCCACTCCTTCGGCACACTCTCTTCGTTGTACCATGTAAAATTATTTGTCTCTGCCCATTCGGCATGACTTCTTTTAGTCCCATCTTTTCTTTTCTTAGAGGCTGGCATTGGTGCAAAAGGTTTTTGAAATAAGAATATTAATTCATAGTCTTTTGGCAAAGCCTCCCTAATATGTATGTACTTACTGTACTCTGCGTAATCCCAGAATCTACCCTTAGCTTCTAACAATATTGTTTTGCCGTCAATTATTTTAACAAAGTCCGGCTCGTACTTATGCTTAACTATGTAGTTTATGTTATCCCAATGGTGCTTCCAATCATGTAATAATGTTTGATGCAGTTGGGCTTCCCATAAACTATCATAACCTTTAGGCACATTAGTTTTTTTAGGTCTAGGTTTTCTAGGTACTCTAGCCATTAGTAACAGAGGAGTCGTAGTTTTTAACCAGCTTCCAATAATCTAATATAGCATTGAACATAGCAGTGTGTTTCTTTTGAGAAGTCTTATCCCATATGTGACAGGATATCAACTCAGTATCTTTTCTATCTACAAATATAGATACTCTTTCTACATCAGAAAAACCACAGCCTTGAGCATAGGCAGACAACTGCATACCGTGTTCATCGTATACTAATTTAGCAGGGTCTTTACCGAATAGATTGTCTTTAGTTTTAAAGTCAACAAAGATACCAGACTTAGAATATAAATCTATCTTACCACCGTAACCCAAGTCAGCACAGAAGGAAGCTTCTGCTATCCATTCTTCGTCAGGGAAGTTATCGTTTAAATAGTTCTTAATGATACAGTAAGTTTCTGTTTCTTCTTCTCCTAAGAATCCTCGTTCAATCATGGCGTGAATCTTAGTACCTTTTTTTGCAGCCTCTTGACCAATCCTTTTAGAATCTATCTTACATCTGTAAGCAAATTCTTCTAGAGATTCCAGCACATTTTTCTCTAAGGTAAGAGCAGAGTTAAGTGCTTGGTTTATTTTCCAATTCTCTAATGAAGGTTTGGCTATCATACCAAGAATGGTAGTGACAGAGGGTACTAGGTTATCTTTCTTAGCATCTCTAAGGGTAGTGTTTCTTTCCTTACCGTTAGCACCTATGACTGTGTACATCGGGTCGCCTTCTTGGGTATACCAATGACCAGATTCGGATGTTGTTTTCTTAGCCGACAGTTTATTATATACTTCTTGTTTAGAAGTGTCAAGTGTTTTCTTTTTATTTGTCATATTATTTTCTATGTTTTACGAATTTAAGTTTGCGTGTATGAGGATTAAACATTAACAACTTCACTCCAGCTGTAACTTGTGCAGGAGTACGACTTGTACTCTTGGTAAAGTTATTGCCTTCTTGCTTATGCATCTGAGGTTGTCCAGTTTTAACATCTATCAAAGTGATTGCTCCTTTCGGGTCTCTTGTAATTAAATCTGCAAGACCTGTGCAACCACAGTTTTTGAATACTTCATAGCCGTTATCCCATAGCCAAGTTACTGCATAGAACTCAGCCATATCTCCTTTCCTACTATCACAATGATTAATGAGTCTCACTCCAATCTCTCCCTATTTTGTATTCACCATCCATAGGACAGCGAAGGTTAAAGTATTCACCTGCTTTTATTATACTCTCGACAGCTAATCTACCTGCAAAATCAGCTTGACTTTCAACAACTTCTATCTGCCACTCATCATGTATGTTAGCTACAAATTTGTAGTCAACATTATTAAGTATGAATACACTGTCTAGTATCTGTAATGCTTTCTTCATAACAATAGCACCTGCACCCTGTAACAAAGTGTTAAGTGATGCATGAGTGTTGCGTATGTAAAGCTTCCTACCATCTAATGCCTTGAGATATTTTTTTGATGCTGCTCTATTAACCCTGTCTCTAAGAGATTTAAATGCAGGGTTATTATCGAAGAAATGTTCTCTAGCTCTTCGACCATCTGCTGTCTTTCCTTCAACCACCTTTCCAAGTTTCTCATCTCCTGCTCCGTACATGAGTGCATAAATGAATGTCTTTGCCTGATTTCTAGATTTAAGTCTTGCAGCATTTTGATTAGCTGTGTGAATGTCGCCATCTAATATCTCCTTAATATAATTTTCATCGTTCATGTAGTGTGCTAACATCCTTAACTCTAAGCCACTAGCATCTACACCTAGTAATACATTGCCCTCTTCTACAATCCAACACGCTCTGCATTCCTTACCATAAGGACTATGAGAGCTGGGAACTTGTGCCATGTTGGGGCTTCTGTGTGTCATCCTGCCGGTAATAGCACCGTTAGGTATAACAAAACCATGCACACGTCCATCCTCTGCGACTGCATTGACCCATGAATCAACTTGAGCAATACGTTTCTGTATCAATAAGAAGTCTGCAATAAGTTTAGCTTCGCGTATATGTTTAACCTCGGACAGAGTTTTCTCATCTACTATAGGCTGACCTGTAGGTGTAAACCTATCCGGCTTCCAACCAAAGTCAATGAGATATTCTCCAATCTGTTTACGACTACCTAAGTTGAAGTCAACTAACTGCTGACGCATGAAGGGTTCGTGATTACCTGTCAATTTAATCTGCTCAAATTCTGTGTCACTTAGTCCACGCTTAGATAACTCTCCGTCTTTTCTAATGTAAGGTGTCACTAACTTAGTGTCTACCCACTTAGGTGTGAAGGTGCTATGTACTTCGTCTTCAATGTTCTTAATCTTTTCTCTTAGCTCTGCTAAAAGTACCAGTCCGGATTTCATATCGAACTTGAAACCATTTGTTTCTTGTTGCTTAATTATCTTAGCGATAGATTGTTCTATCTCTATTGAGTCCTTGCCGAATCCTTTTGATTCATTACGCAATGCTTTGTACACTAATAGATTAACCTCCACATCTCTAACACAATACTCTAACATTGTAGATGAGTAGTTGACATAGTCTTCGAACTCAATCTTCGATAGTCCTAATCTGTACCCCCACTTTTCTAAGCTGTGACCACCATCTCTGGCAGGATTGAATAGTCTAGATAGTACAAGAGTATCTATAACTTCTTTACCACTTAGGTCAATCTTACCAAACTTTTCTACAAGAGGTATATC